GTGCAACGCGCAGATCATCCGGTGCAAGATGTAACCATCATGTTTGGCGGGGATATGATCGAAGGGTTATTTAATTTTCCAACACAAAGTTGGGAAGTTGATTCAAGTTTATTTGGTCAGTACGTAAACGTTTCGCGCTTGTGTGTGGATGTAGTCAGATACGCGCTTGCTAATTATGAAAACGTAACGGTAGTTGCAGAGTGGGGCAATCATGGTCGCATTGGATCTAAGCGCGACAATGTACCTCGGTCAGATAATTTTGATCGTATGTGCTATGAACTTGCACGACAACTTTTAGAACACGAAAAACGTTTGACGTGGAAAGATTCGCCGGAAGATATTCAGCGGGTAGAGATCGGAAACTACCGAGCCTTGCTAATTCATGGCGACGAAGTGGGACGAAACGGGTTTGCTTCGCCCGGCGCAATAGTTCAACACGCCAATAAATGGAAGTCCGGCTCGTACGCGTGGGATTTCAGGGACGTCTACATAGGTCACTACCACACGCACGCTGAGTGGGCTATGGCTAACGGACAGGGCGCGGTGTACCAAACGGGGTCTACGGAGTCAGATAACCGCTATGCGGGGGTCATGCTGGCTGCTTCGGCTACCCCTAGTCAGCGTCTCCACTTTATAGATCCGGAAAAGGGACGAGTTACTGCCGCGTACAAAATTTGGCTGGATTAGGTACTTGTAAAGGTTACGGTCAGCCGTTACTCTTTAACTGTAAGAAAAATCGAAAGGGGCGAAAAAATGGCTTGGAATGTAAAGTCAAAAAAGGTTCAAGGATTTACAGTAACAATTTGCTCAACTGAATCTGAGGGTTTGTCTGTTGAAGATGGTGGCAAATGGGTTTTAATCTGTGAAAAACATGGATCAATTATTCAAGATAATAATAAATACGAATTGTGGAAGCACGCAAACGAAGTTGCAGAGTGGTGCGAAATTCATAACCAAGAAGGGGCAAAGTAAATGGAAAAGAAATTCAAGTTCACAAGATATAACCAAGTAATGGGTGTTTACCAAACTTGGGAATTTGAAACTGAAAAAGAGGCAATTGAATTTAAAGTCTGCAAAGAAAGTGAAATTGCAGAAAGAATGAAAAACATTCCAACAATGAAGCAATACTTTGAAGGGGCAAAATAAATGATAAAAGAAAGTAATTGGGACTATGGCAAGTGTGCATGGAGTGAGTGCGAAAAAGTAATTCCAACAAAAAACTTCGTGGTGCAAATGTGGTCGGTGTATGAAGTAGCGGGACATTTCTGCTCAAAGGGATGTGCGGTTAAAGCAGAGCAATTTATGGTGCAAGGTGTGGGGGTGTAACAAATGGCTAAAACAAAAACAGGAAGTAAGCAAGGTCAGGAAGCGTGCAAAGTTTTATTTGCTTGGCGCGATTACGGAGTACCTGATCACATTACCGAATATGAAGCCTACCATTTGACCGGCGGAATTATTGGTAAACCTGCGTCAGCAAAAGAAATGCGTTTGATTGAAGTTGCTATGAAATATGTAAAGCGTGGGGGATCTTTAAACGATTACAACAAACTAAAAGAGGGGGCAAAATAAATGAGCGAAGAAAGAGAAATGCCAATTACAGGCAAAATTAAATGTAGTCGGTGTAAAGGAACTAATATAGGATGGGTTCAGGAAGGCAAAGGCAATCCTATGATGGTGTGCATGGACTGTGAAGAAAAGGGGCTTAACAAATGAGTTTATTGGAAGAGTTGGTTTATAACCGACGTATGCAAGAACTTAAAGATCGTCGCGCGGGATTGGCTTATTGCAATCTATGCGCAAATGAATATACAAAAGCAGAGATAGTTACGATTGAAGATGAACTATCCTGCCCATATTGCAAGAAACCGGAAAACAAAACTTTTTATTATTTGGATTAATCGTCGATTTCTTCGTCGTCGTCTAAGTAGGTAATCAAGTCGATTCCCTGCATTTTTGCAGTAGTGAGGGCAGTAATGAATGTAGATGAAGCACGATTAGCCAAGTCGCTAACCGCGTCAGGGTATGACGCGTCGGAAGAGACTTCAACCATCAGGTCAAAAAGAGCAATTCGGATTTGTATCATTTCCGTAGTATCGCACCAAAATAATAAGGTTACGAAATCCTTGACAGTAAGGGTATCGGACACGTACAGTTCAATTAAAGTTACTAACGAAAGGGACAAAAAATGGCAAGGTTTGATTTAGATAGTTACGAAACGGTTGCGCAAAGGCTCAACCGCGCTCATATTGACCATCCGGATCTGCGGGTGCTTACGGACATTGTGAATGTTCAACGAGACGACGCGGGACGCGCGCTTCAATACATTATCCGCGCTCAAATTTGGATCGGGGAAGTATTAAAGGCTCAGGACTTTGCGGAAGAGACCGTAGGTACTTCTCCGGTAAACAAAGTGTCAGCCCTAGAAAATGGATGTACCTCAGCAATCGGAAGAGCGTTAGCCGATATGGGTTACGCGGGTGTAGATGTTAATAACAAGCCGGTACGACCATCACGTGAAGAGATGGAAAAGGTTCAGCGTTACGAAGAAAAACCGGCGGTTACATATACCCAAGAACAAATAAATGGTGCGCGTGAATTAGCCAATGACGTAAAGGTAGTACCTAATCTTACGGAATTGAAAATGATTCACGATATTGCGTTAGACGCGTCAATACTTCACGTACCGCATGACGGAACAACTCTTATGCAATTAATCGTCGATAAGAAAAAAGAATTGGAGACACCAAATGTTTCAGCCTAGTTTTAAAGAAATTTGGACAAGATCCGGATGGAGTGACTTTTTCTACGCAACAAAAGTAAAACAAATTGAAATTAAAAACCGCGAGTGGTATCAGGTGCGCTCGTTAGTAAGAATTGCAATGTGGATGAGTATTTACATTCTTTTTATTAAGTTAGCAGATCGGGCGTTAGGATGATTACTCCTGCCAAAATTGAAGCGCGTTTATACGAACTTAGTAAAGAGATCGACGATTGCTACGTGGCATTAGTCAATGCGGAAAACGATTTTCATGTTGCCAAGATTACGTTTGAAATTGAAATGGCTAAATCACGCATGAGAAACAGCCATCCGGATATGAAGATGACAGTACAAATGCGAGATGACCAAGCGTTAATTGATAACGCGGAAAGAGCCATGAACTTAGCAATAGCCGAAACCTCGGTAAAAGCGGCTCGCGCTAATGCGTCCAAGGTTAAAACTCAGGTCGATATTGCACGATCAATTGGAACAAGCGTAAGAACCGAATACACAAACTCATAAGGGGGCAAAATGGATTTATTTGAAATGGTCACAAAATCGCTTGTGGCTACAGATCAGGATCGGGACAGATCTCAGCAGGTAGAGATTGGCGCAAGTTCAGTAGGTGGTTGCAGACGACAGGCGTGGCACATAATTAATCAAACGCCTAAGACCAATACCAATACTGAAAATCTCGCAGCAATATTAGGAACAGCGATTCATGCGCATTTAGCGGAAGCAATTAAATTTTCTGATCCATTTGGAGATAACTTTTTGATTGAACAAGAAGTCCGGACGGAAGATCTGAAAGGTCACGTAGATCTATACATTAAAAGCGCAAAAAAAGTCGTGGACTGGAAAACCATAACTAAGAAAAAAATCAAAGAGTTTCCGTCCGAGCAACAAATTATGCAAATAAACCTTTACGGATACTTACTCAAAGCAAATAATTATGAAGTTAATACCGTTGCATTAGTGGGTATAAGTAGAGATGGAACTATGAAGGACATAAAAGTATGGGAAGAATCGTATAACGAAGATTTAGCCCTGCAAGGATTGGAATGGCTCAAAGATGTAAAAGCAATGGTTCAAGCCCCCGCGCCGGAAAAAAATGTTTTTTTCTGTCGTAACTATTGCTCATATTACGACGCGACAGGGGTAACTGGATGCACAGGAAATTAGACGATACAGACGCTCGGTGCAAAGGGATCGATACCGATCTTTTTTATTTGGATGATGAGAACTTACGCAAATCCGGTGCGTCACTTTTAAAGGTGCGGACTATTTGCTTTCGTTGCCCTATACAAAAAGAATGTATGGAGTACGGATTCAAGTATGAACGTTATGGTATGTTCGGCGGTGTTAGTGCGGAAGAGAGAGAACTTTTAAGAAAAAAGGATTATAACCATATTAAGATCCGGAAATTATTAAAAGATCTCGCTTATTTGGAAGTCAGTATTAACACCATTCTTCCGGCGGTAAAGATCAAAACTCAGTTTTTTCTATAGGGGGCGTAATGAGTAAAGCGGATACATACGACAGCGCGGACAATTATTTTGCCATCCTGCCTCAATGGGTGCTGTTTGCAAATATATCTCCGCAAGCAATTCGTTTATATGCGGTGCTTCGTACCTATGCGGATAACAAAACAAATGAGAGTTATCCGTCTAGGGCAAGCCTTGCTAATGATATGAAGGTTGCTAGTACCCGTACGGTGGACGCGGCAATAAAAGAATTGGTAGAGATCGGCGCGTTAAAGGTTCAGAATCGGGCAAGCGCAAATGGCAATCAAACCTCAAATTTATACACACTAATTTCCACACCACCAAGCAAGGTGGGTGCGCAAAATATTGCGAGGGGGGGCGTAGCAGATTGCGAGGGGGGTAGCGAAGAATTGCGCACGAACTATAACCACTTAACTATAACCACAGAACTAGACGATCCTAAAGGATCGACGGTTCAAGAATTAGTTAAATTATATTTTGATCTTTTACCAAAAGATGTAATGAAACCAACGGGAAGAATGATTGCAGGTCAGATTCAACTCGCGTTAAAAACCGTAACCCCTGCGCATTTAGCCAAGTTAATTGAAATGGTTGCAGCCGAAGGTATGCCGGTTACCCCTAATACCCTCATGGTTGCCGATAGAAGCACGAAAGAGATGAAGGTCAAGGTAATACCTACCCCGACTCCGGATCGCTTCGTACCAGCCGATTACGCCAATTTGAACGCCGTACCTATGCCGGAAAATTTGAAGGAAGAGTTACGTAAGAAGTTGCATAGATAAGAATTATCCGTAACAATTATCCGTAAGGAAAGGAGTTACCATGACAAAAACTCTTGCTCTGATCGACGTTCGTAATTTAAACGTAGGTGATTACGTAGTACTTAAAGGTAAGTTACTAACCGTTCGACATATTGAACCTGAATATAACGGTTACGAAATTTATTTTAATCATGTATTCACAAACCAAGCCTCATGCGAATTCTTTAATAAGGAAGATAAGGTTACAATTGAAGTGTGATTAAATTTTCTGTTAATGGTGATCCGATACAACAAGGATCAATGAAAGTAATTAACGGAAGAGTGCTACACGCTAAAGGTGCTGAACTAATTTATTGGAGATCAGCAATCGCGCTGAAATGCGCTGAAATAGTTGCCCGACCCCTTGAAGGTGCGGTAACTGTAAAGTTGGACTTTAGACTTGCTCAGCCAAGATCTGTCCGGCGTCAATTTCCTACCAAATATCCCGACCTAGACAAACTTATAAGGGCAGTTTTAGACGCGCTGACGGGTGTGGGGTACATAGACGATAGCCAAGTGGTCAATGTGACCGCTAGCAAGCGTTACGGGGCGGCTGGCGTGGATATAGAAATTGACGCGCTGGAAGAAATTTGGGAAAAAAATATTTAAAAATATGTGATCTGCTACTTGTAAAGGTTACGGAATACCCCTACTTTATGACTGTAAGAGTTCAACGAAAGGGGCGGAAAATGATGAACAAAGGTGAAGTTAGAAGTGACTTCAAGCACGTTAGATTCTTAATGCAAGAGGCTGAAAAGATCATGAAGAATTCAAACAAGATCAGCGAGTGGGAAGAATCAAGCGAAGCAGGTCAGATTGCTTTGGAATTGTCAGCAAGTGCTTCTTCATTCTTACAATGGGTTTCAGAACAAAACGAAAGGGGCGGAAAATGAAAAGCAAAAGATACGGTAGTTGCAGATTCCAACATTCCGAAATTACTTTAAAAAAAGTAATTAAAGATTGGGCTAAGGAAAGAAAATACGAAGGGATCGTTTTTTCAGAAATTGAAATTAAAAAAATTGTTCAAGAAAATTTAGAAACAATGAATAACGAAGAGGCTTGTAACTGGTTAAACTGCGAAATGGGGGCAAAATAATGAATCAAGTAATGGAAAAGAAAATCGAAGTAGGCGACGTCATGTTAGGGACTTACGGGTACGAGGCTCGTTATCCTGAATTTTATAAAGTAACAAAGATCTCCGGCGAATGGGCTTACTTACAGCCATTGAAAAAGGTTTTTGTTAGCCGATCAGGAAATTATTCAGGTGACGTTAGTTGGTACACAACAAACGGCGAAGCAAGTGAGGCAAAGGCTTTCCGTCGCAAGATCAAGTATTCAACTTACATTCAGTACGGGGAAGATCAATTCAGCCCTTACGTGAAGATCAGCAGTTACGAATACGCTTACAAATGGGACGGGTCAGATCAAGACCAATATAACTATCACTAATAGGTTACGGTATGTTACAGTTCAAACTGAAAGGGGCAAAAAATGAGACCAATTAGCAATATGGAACTTAGTAAAAAATTCATAGCAATGATTAAGGAATCTGATTCTATTGATCGTAAGCAAGCGATTTATGATTCAGCGTATGGATACGCGGTAATCGCGGCTCGTGACTTTGTTAAGTTTCAGCCTGACATGTTTATGGGTTATATCGAAAGAGAATCCGGATTTACTCCGGTCGTTAGTTATGGGGCAAACGTATGATAGTTACACACAACGATAAATTAGTTTTTATGGCACTTCCAACACCAATTGCTTGGACATTCACTTGTAGCCGTTGCAACAACACAGCACCGTTTCGACACGGAATGGAAACATGGCATTTGACTTACTCGGATGGTAGTAGAGACTCGCGCACATTTTGTTCTCAAATTTGTGTGCGTGAAGTTTACGAAACAGAAAAGACAAAAAATGTCTGAGCGTTTGTGTGAATTCTGCGACGCAAATCCACCACGCACACCTGACAGCAAATGGTGCGAATCATGCAGGGACGAATATAAAGAATCGGTGAGCAAATGGTAGCAATTCGTTTAAAATGCGGACATTACATGCCTTACGGATATACAAAAAGTATGTGCGTTCAATGCGTAAAAAAAATAAGGGGTAACAATGGGATCAGTAAAAACGTATGAGTCACTATCAGAAATTAAAAAAGCCAATGAAACGCTCGGTCACCATTTCTTTAACCATGATTGGCTAAGCGCGGCAGATCCGGAAATTTATTACGGAAGATATTTCATAACCGCCGATTGGTTTGATCTAGGAACAATGCAACTACCGCGCAGATATACAATTCGACGCGCAGACGCCGACGGCGGGATCAGCACCGTAGGGTTATACATGGGTTACGATTCGTTAAAACAAGCGCAAGAAGAATTGAAGGGGTGGAAGTAAATGCTACAAATAGCAATTGGAATAGTTTTAGTTTTATTAATAACAGACGCGTTATTAGGTTTAGAGAAATGGGTAAACCGTGACGGAAGATAAGCCAACATTAACGCCGAATGAAGCGCGTTTAAAGTTGCATACTTTTTTGAAAAAGTCTGCCAAAAATTTAAAAAAGGCTGTAGAGATCGACGACGATTTTACGGTTTTTATGACGCTTAGCGATTTTGTATCTAAGGTCGTACCTTACGTTCACGTATCAGCGCAACTTGCAGGAATCGAATTACCAAAGGAAGGGGAAGAAAATGCCGATAACGGGGAATCGCGACGGGATAACGTTCAGCCCGACATTTGATTATGATCGATTAAATCAACAATCACAAAAAGTATTTAACTTTATGAAGTCCGGCGAATGGCATACGTTGCAAGAGATCAGCCGACATACAGGCGCACCGGAAGCAAGCGTGTCAGCACGATTAAGAGATTTTCGCAACCCGCAATTAGGTGGGTTAAACGTTGAACGCAAACGCGGGGACAACGGGTTATGGTTTTATCGAATACTTCCGGAAGGTGTTTTATTATGAGTGATTTAAATAATGTTTTAAATGATCGTGAAGAGGAATACGGAAGTGCTTTTGTTAATTTTGAAAAGACGGGTCAGATATGGGGCGCGTTATTAGATATTGATTCAATACCGGGGTGGCAAGTTGCCTTGATGATGGATTCTTTTAAAACCGTAAGATGTTTCGCTAATCCAAACCACATTGATTCGTGGATCGATAAGTTAGGTTACACAACACATGGCAAAGAAATCGTTGAAGAATTTGAACAAGGTTACTGAAAAAATCCACAGATGTACCTGCGGTACGTGGGTCTATTTTGACAGGTATTGCGGGACGTGCCTTATCCTAGAGATCAACAAACCTCGAAGGGAGAGTAATTATGAACTCACAGAGGATGAACCGATGAAAGCACAAATGAACGGGGAAACAGGTCAGACCTGATACGCGCTATCCGATTCTTTTTAGTAGCCGTCTTAACGGTTGGAATCGTGATCGCTACTCCTGCGCAAGCACAAGCACCGCGCATGGATGTAAAGCAAGAAAAGCGTACGCCGGAAACGGCTATGGCTCATGCAAAGATTCAGATTAAGGCTTATGAATGGTATGGCAAGCAATGGGTCTGTTTAAAGGCGCTGTGGACGGCTGAGAGCAATTGGAGACCGGACGCGAGGAATAAGACGCCGGTTAAAACAAAACTTGGCTATAGGCACGCTGGGGGCGTCCCGCAAATACTGGGGTTAGATCCTAAGACTCCGGTTGCCTTGCAGATCTCGCGGGGGCTGGTGTACGTTGAAGCGCGATACGGCTCACCTTGCTCAGCGTGGGATTTCCACCGGCAAAACGGCTGGTATTAGATCAACATTGAACCCCTGCCATCGGGGAATTTGGCAGGGGTTTTTTGTATTTTGGTACTTGTAAAGGTTACGGTCAGCCGTTACTGTTAGTGCTGTAAGTGAGGGTCACTTACGAAAGGGGCAAAAAAGTGAGTAAAGAATTAGAAAAAAAATTGATTCAACAATGGCAAAAGGAAGTTGCTGAAAAGTATTACAGCATAGTAAGTGAACAAGAAAGCCAATATGAAATGTCAGCGGCTTTTGGTTCAGGTGTTGAAGTGGTTAATATCGTTACTGGTAAAAGATACATTACAAAGTAAAGGGGCAAAGTAAATGACAGTTCAATATTTACAAAAATATATGGGTGGCGTAATTGGTGAATGTTACCAATGTACTAAAAACGGTGAATTTGTTTGCAACTTGCACGAAGTTGGAGCATGTCACGTGATCTGCAAAAAATGCGGATTTCACGAAACAGTAACCGTTAAATATTGCGGTTACGAAAGTGGTTATGTATGTTACGAATGTATTAGAAAAAAGGGGGCATAAAATGAGTGAAGTTAATAAAGCAGTTAAGAAATATCAGCAAGCATTGAAGAAACAAATCAATATAGAAATGGCTCAGGCTGAAATGGCGGAAGAGGCTAAAGAGCGTGGGTATCGAAACGCGGACGCAAAAACAATCATTCAACAAATTGGAAAAATGAATGTATTGGCAATTTCCGGTGGACGTGTTGAAGTGAGAAAAACAGGAATTACTTTGCCTGTTGGTCAGGGTTACAGCGTTGAGATCGATTTAAACTTTATGGATCTTTACGACGTGAAGCGCGTTTATACAAAAGCCGGTGAACGAAAGGTTAAAGGGATCGTAACTGATGTTTATGCAACAGAAATTGGCGAAATTGCTTACCAAGCAAGTTGCTTTGTAAATGTTGAATTTGGAAAGGTGGCATAATGAAAGGGATCAGCGTTCAAACCTTACAACAAAGCCTTGATATTTATTATCAAAGGCTAACAAATTGGAACACAACCGAAGAAAAGCGTCAAAGATATTTAAAAAGAATTGAAGAGATTACAGAGGAACTAAATCAAAGGGGGAAAAATGGCTAAAGGATTTTACGAGGCTGTATTAAGTGACGTAGTTGCTAGCGATTGGGCAAAAGTCGCTAGTAAACATTACAAGCACAAGTCAGGTATTCAAGTTAAGTACAACCACAATGCGTGGAAGTGGGAAGTCATAGGGGGCGCAAAATGCGGCTATATGTATGACGTCAAATGGGCGGCTCAGACCGAAGCCGTTAAATAAAGAATTAGCCATGCCTTAGTGCCATGCTAATATGTGTCTGCCCGTTCGCGGACACGCCCCGTAGCGTTGAAGAGAGTTGCCCCTTTCTTTTTCCGTTACGGGGTTTTTTTATGTTATGGTTACGCCGTCGGAAGATCCGACACCTCACCTGCACCATGCAGGGGGAGTGCTGGGCACAACCCTCATAGTAAATTCACTATGGGGGTTTTGTTCTGCTATCTTATGGTTATGACAACAGCACCATTTGGATTACCTTTAACCGTAGAAATGCCTACCGTCGATCCTGAAATATGGATAGACGAAGAGGATGAATAAACAGATAGCCCAACTAGCCTTAGATCGCGCAAATAATTATTGCGAAAAATGCGGGGGCGTAGGTAGGGAAGATTTAGCGTTACACCACCGAAAACTTAAATCGCGTGGGGGTAAAGATGAAGTAGCAAACTTAATGGTGGTACATCATTCCTGCCATAATTTGGGGACGGATTCAATTCATAAAAACCCAAGCGTGGCAACTCGTAATGGATGGATGGTGCCGTCATGGGCTGATCCGGCAGAATACCCGATTACGTTGCCGGACGGTTTAATAGTAAGGTTCGACAATGAAGGCAGTTACACACGAATAGAAAACATAGATGGGATAGGTGAAGAGGAATGGCACGTATAGATGTTAAAGGAATTATAGGAAAAGATCCGGAAATTAAATTCTTTAATGATTTTTCTGTAACCTCGTTTCCGGTGGCTTATACACCGCGCGAGAAAAAAGCAAATGAATGGGTAGATGGGGAAACAGTATGGTTTCGCGTTAGTATCAGCGGCAAACAAGCGGAAGCGGCTGTAGATCAATATAAAAAAGGTGATCGTGTAGTAGTAATTGGTACGTTAAAAGTATCTAATTACAACGACCGCGAGGGAAACCCAAAAGTAGGTTTAGAAATTCGCGCGGAATCGGTGGGAGTAATTCCTAAGATGGAAACCAAAAAACAAGCGCGCCCAAGTCAGGAAGAGGATCTATCGTGGAACTAATGTCAGCGCAAGAAGTAATTGAATTTCTTAATGTTAATTACAATAACCTGCACCAAATTCAACACAGAGGCAATTTGAAGTGGGTTAGTAAAGAGGGTCGTAAGGTTTATTACAACCGTGAAGATGTGGAAGCGTACAAAGCGCGACGCGACAAAAGAGGCAAGCAAGCGGAATGAAATGTCAGGGTTGCTCACGTAAAACCAACAGATCTACTTGTGATTTCTGCTGGGAACGTGGGCTTACCCAACTTTTAGAATTGCCTAAAAATTATGAAGAACTAGAGGATGTATTAATACCGTCGGCAGGTTACGGACAAAAGGTATCCGGAACTCGTACACCACCCTTACCGGCGCGGTTAGACGTTTTATATTTAAGGACTAGCGGTATAACTGAAATCCTTTACAAACATGAAACGCTTATAAGATCAGAGCAAAAACATTCTCGGATTACGTTTCGCGGGGATGAACCAACAAAAATCCGTCATTCTGTAACTTACTTAACAGGGCATTGGAATTGGGTAAAAGGTTATTATTTAGACGGGGATCAATTAGTAACTGATGTAAATAAATTATCAGGTCAAATACAATCCGTTTTAGGTAATAAGTCGGAAGATATAACTATTGGCACGTGTCCGGCGGTAGATGAAAACGGGGAAACGTGTAAAGCGAAATTAAAGATCAGCCCTAACGTGCTAGAGCGTTTAGGCGATATTAAATGCAATACTTGTGCTACCGTGTGGACTTCGCAAAAATGGAGATTGCTAGGAAAAATTCTTGAAAGTACGAGTGGACACGGAGATAGCGTCGCGGCTGTATAAAGTTACGCCTAAAACAATTCTTAGGTGGGTCAGGGAAGATAAATTAAAAGTTTTTGAAGAGGATGGGGTAAGTATGTTTTACCTTGATGATCTGCAAAATAGTTACGGGAAACGACACGCTCGTAAGCCTCGTATCCGTTTTACAATTTGACAGGGATGAGCAATAATAACCCATAATGGGTGACTTATATCGGGAAGGCTTTTCGATAGGAAACAGCCCATGTCCGAAACGATTGAAGAGCCAACCGTTGCTGAGTTAGACGAGATGTTAGAACATCTACGCGAATTGCTTAAAGATCCGCGGCTAACACCTAGACGAAAAATTTTAGTTTTAAATGCTATCGACGACATGTTGGATGATCGTTTAGAAAAGGCTTCCTACCCTAGTTTGCAGAACCTCAATTAGTAGCGTCCCTTACAAAATTGTTGTAGGCTACCCATCAGCCATATCTCGCTAGGGTAGGTTTAATTTTGGGGGGCTAGATGGAAATTTTATGGACGGATATTTCTCAATTAAAAGAATATCCAAACAATGCGCGACGTGGAAACGTTTCGGTATTAGTTGAATCGTTAAAGGTAAACGGTCAGTATCGACCTATTATCGTTCAGCAGTCTACTAATTACGTATTAGCCGGTAATCATTTGCTACGCGCGGCTAAACAATTAGGGTGGGAACATCTTGACGCTGTTTTTATTGATTGCGACGACGAAAGAGCGTTAAAGATCGTATTGGCAGATAACAAAACGGCTGATATGGGAGATTACAACGAAGATTTATTAAAGACTTTGTTAAGTGAATTAGATGATTTTGACGGTACGGGATATACCGAAGATGATTTATTAGAATTAGAAAAATTATCCGGAGTTCAGCAAGAGGAAAAACCGGAGATTGAATTTTCTTTAGCCTTACGTGAAGAGAATAATTACGTGGTTTTATTATTTGATAACGCGTTAGATTGGCAAGCGGCAATTACTACGTTTGATCTGAAAACGGTTAAAGCGTGGGATTCACGTGCTGGCTTCTCACGTGCTGGCGTGGGGCGTGTAATTGCGGGCGCGGAATGGGTGCAAAAACTAAATGCTAATAGTTAGCCCAAGTTATAAAAGAGCGCATGACGTAAAGATTCGCCAATGGTTTTTTGATGTGACGTTGGCTGTGCATGAATTTGAAGCCGACGAATACCGCGAGAAGCAAGGCGGTGAGATTATGGTGCTTCCGGATTCAACACGTGGCAATATGGCTAAGGTTCGACAAGCAATATTGGATCAAGCGGGTGCAGATGAGTGGGTCTGCATGTTGGATGATGACATAATTGAATTTGGATACTTTGGTAAGGCTTCTCAGCAAGATAATTGGATGGCTTACGATCGGGATGATTTTTTAGATTTCTTAGATAACGGCTGTCGTATGGCTGAGGAAGTCGGCACAAATTTATGGGGCGTAAACGTTTCATTTGATCCGCGCTTTTATAGAGAGTACACGCCGATCTCGCTAACCTCTCCGGTACTTGGGACATTCTGCGTACAGAAACAAACAAAAGGTATTAGTTACGACGCGCGTTTAGGATTGAACGAAGATTACGACATATTCTTACAACACCTGCATAAGTTTCATAAGGTGTTAAGACTTAATCGTTATTACTACAAAGCGGCTCACCTTACGGTCAGCGGTGGCTGTGGGGCTTATCGCGTAATGGAAGAGGAAAAGCGACAGGCTGAGATCATGACTAAAAAGTGGGGAAAGAGCGTAGTTAAATACAACTTAGAAAAGACTACGAACCCTAGAATTAATTCACCAATAGCGGGTGTTTAATGGATAACGTTGAAAACCTTACAGAACCCGTTGAAAATGTTATGAGTAAGTCAGCGCAAAAAGATATTGAAGAGTTTGAATTATTAGAAAAAGAGCGCAAGGTAGTTGAACTTCGGCACATGGGTATTACCTACGAAGTGATCGCCAAGCAAGTAGGGTATGCAAGCCCATCCGGTGCGTTTCATGCCTACGAAAGAGCGTTAGCAAGATACCCAAAGGAAACGGTAGAGAAAAAGCGGGAACTGGCTGAATCTCGTTTAGAGCGTTTATTAGCGGGAGTATGGACGAAAGCGTTACGTGGTGAAACTCCTGCAATTATGGCTACACTAAAGATATTTGAAAGGCAAGCAAAGTTAATGGGGCTGGACGCGCCTCAGAAAATAGAAACAGACTTAACTGTTTATGATGGGGGAGATGATATAGATGAGCAAGTTAGACGATTTGCCTACCTTATCGCCCAAGCGCGTGAAGATAACCAACAAGGATTTGGAAACGGGGGCGCGCCTATTTTGGCAATCGACAGCGAGAGAGAACCAAGTACCACCGGAGACGAATTGGCAGAGAGGGGTGATTCTATCGGGGCGCGGGTGGGGCAAGACTCGGTGCGGGGCGGAAGGGATAGTATGGGAAGCGTTGAAGAGGAAGAAAAGCCGGTGGGCGGTAGTAGCGCGGACTAGCGCAGATATTAGAGATACCTGCTTCGAAGGTGAATCGGGGATCATTTCAGTTTTAAGACGGTACGGGGTTTATGACGAAAAGAGTTATAACCGTACTAATAGCCTTTACGTGTTACCTAACGGATCACGTATTAAAGGATTCTCAGCGGAAGAACCTGACAGATTACGTGGACCTCAACATCATGGGGCTTGGTGTGACGAGTTAGCGGCATGGGCTAAGCCTGACGCATGGGATCAACTTCAATTTGGTCTACGTTTAGGTGAACATCCACAAACTGTAATCACGACAACGCCTAGACCAATTCCTGTAGTGCGAAACTTGATACAGCGCGACTCAACTTTGGTAACGCGTGGATCTACGTTTGAAAATAAGGCTAACCTTGCGCCGTCTGCCCTTGCAGAATTAGAGTTACGGTATAGCGGTACTCGTATAGGTCGGCAAGAGTTATACGGTGAAATTCTTGATGATGTAGAGGGTGCGTTATGGACACGCGTAATGATTGACGAAGCGCGTATTCAGAAAAACGAATTACCACCGCTTATTCGTATTGTGGTTGCTATTGATCCGGCGGTTACAAGCGGGGAAAACTCGGATGATACGGGTATCGTCGTTGCCGGCGTGACGGCTGATAATCACTATTACGTGTTAGACGATAAGACGTGCCACGTAAGTCCGGAACAATGGGCGCGGGTTGCTGTTACGGCTTATGAAGATTGGAAAGCCGATCGTATTATTGCCGAAACTAATAACGGCGGGGATATGGTGGAGTTAGTTTTACGAAACGTATCGCCTAATATTCCGGTTACAAAGGTAACGGCTTCACGTGGTAAACGAGTTAGAGCAGAGCCTATATCTGCCCTGTATGAACAACAACGCGTTCACCACGTAGGTTTATTTGGTCAATTGGAAGATCAAATGTGCCAATGGATTCCGGATTCGGGAGATTCTCCGGATCGAATGGACGCGCTGGTATGGGCTATAAGTGAATTAAGCCAAAACGCGAGCGCATTGGTAGGATTGGCTAACCTCGCGGTGTTTTGCCCTAAGTGTCGATTCCCTGCGGCTAAAGGTGTGGCTATGTGCCGTAAGTGCGGGACGAAGATGGGGGAATAATGGAAAAAAGATTAAATAATAAAACTTGGTTTTATTGTGGAAGATTAAGCGGATTTGGCTTAGGGTTTCAGATAAGCAAATACGGTTTAGATATTAATTTAGGTTTTTGGTATTTAGGCTGGGAATACTAATGGAAAAAACAATTCAATATGCGCTTAAAGAGGCTTACGAAAAAGGTTGGCAAGACGCGTTAAAAAATGATTCGGTGCGGGATGGATCGATTGACGTGGCTATCAATGCTCACTAACGGTAATAGCGAATTACGTGCAGACGGCATATACACATGGACGATTCCGGCGTTAGCGGCTCGCTTAGCAGATGGATCTACTCACTTAACCTGCCCTAATGCGGGATCATGCGCGCAGTTATGTTATGCGCGAAACGGTACGTATAACTTTAGTAATGTTAAAAAGGCTCACGCGCGTAACCTTGAAATGTATTTAGATAATCCTCATAAATGGATGATCGATATGACGGAAGAGTTAAAAAAGAAAAAGTTTAGACCTACGGGAGTTGCTCGATTACTTCCTTACCCTGACGATCATGCACGTAGGTGGTTGGCAGATGGTGGTAAGGCTGTACGTATTCATGACGCGGGAGATTTCTTTACGTTTGAATATTTGTTACGGTGGATAGCAATTGCCGAAGTTACTCCGGACGTTATGTTTTACGCATATACTAAGGAAGTTTTAATGGTAAAATCTTATCCGGAGTTACCTTTAAACTTTAGAATTATTTATTCAATGGGTGGTAAGCAAGATAGCCATATTGATAAGGAAAACGATAGGCACGCGGAAGTGTTTCCGGATATGGAATCACTTGTAGCAGCTGGCTATACGGATCAGGAAAGATCAGATTTACTAGCGTTTTTATTACCAACAAATAAAATTGGGATAGTAGTAAATAACATCCCTCACTTTAAGAAAAAGCAAGGACAGGCAACGTTCGGTCAATTGCAAGAGTTACGGAGTTAATATGCCCGCGGTTACTTATAATACAGAGATTGAACAAGGTGCTGATTGGTTTGTAAACTTTCAATGGAAAGATTCAACCGGTACGCCTATTAACGTAACGGGATATACCGCGGCTTTGCAGATACGTACTTCACCCCTTGCTAAAACAACGGTGTTATCTTTAACAAATGGATCAGGTATTACGATTACCGCGGCAACGGGATTATTTGCTATTCATGCGACAGCGGCTCAAACAACTGCTATTACAAATGGCACATATTCTTACGATATGGAAATTACTAACGGCGGAATTGTTACTCGTTTAGTTGAAGGAACAATCAGAGTCAGCCCTCAGGTGACACGTACGTGACAGATAATATAGTTATTGTTCAACAACCTGTAACAACGGTTGCTATAACTGAATCGGTTACAACGGTTGAAATTAGCGCGGTAGGTACGCCCGGAATTCAAGGACCACAAGGTGCTACCGGAGCAACGGGTGCTACAGGGGCAACGGGGGCAACAGGAAGTACGGGAGCAACGGGTGTTCAGGGTGTTCAGGGTGTTAAAGGGGATACGGGCGCGGTAGGTAATACCGGCGCAACTGGCGCAACGGGACCTCAAGGATTAACTGGTTCAACAGGTGCGACTGGATCGCAAGGTATTCAAGGAATTAAAGGCGATACAGGAAGTACCGGCGCGCAAGGCGCAACTGGTTCACAAGGTTTGACGGGTGCTACGGGTGCTACCGGCGTTACGGGTGCTACTGGCGCTGTTGGCGCAACGGGCGCACAAGGTATTCAAGGC